ACCTTTTCCTCATAACCAACACGAAGTTCGGTTTGAGAACCTTTGTAGGTGCTCTTATCACTGGTAACAGAGATACCAGAGGTGGTCTTACTTTCTACATACGGACCAGCAAGGGCAGGTGCCGCAATCATAGGAAGTGCCATTGCGGCAAGAGCGATTGCTTTCATAAAAATCTCCTTTTTTGGAATACTTTGTTTGTCTTTTGAAGACCTGTCTATTTTAACAGAGTCTTTATGTTTTGTCGTTAAGGGTTGGTTAATCCTATAAGAAGACAAAACCTTCGTATATATGGAGACTTAACTTAATTTTAACTTACGGTAAACCATAAAAAAGGACCTCTTGTAGGAGGTCCTGATGTGTGTATTAATGTGGACAGTTAGGTTCAATAAACCTTCTATTTCAGAAGGTGTACTTCACACCAGCCTTGATGTTGCTAGCAAGATCACCACCAGTGGTGATCGCAGCATACTCACCATAAACGCTCAGCTGCTCGGTAGCGGCAACAGAAGCGCCAACCTTACCAGAGATACGGGTTTCAGTGTCGCCGCCATCTGGAGTTACCAGAGCAGGACCAACCTGACCGTAGTAAGCAACTTTGCCAGCTGTTCCTTCATAACCGACATGTGCTTCGGTTACAGTGCCAACGTAGTCGCTACCAGACAGACCAGTATTTGCTTCAACGTTCACATAAGGACCTGCAAAAGCAGCGCCAGCGAAAAGGGGAGCAGCAGCCAGAGCTGCGAATGCGGATTTGATCATGAGAAATACCTCGTTATTTTTACTTGTGGAATGATTACCCACAGATGAAAGAAGACTCGACAAGTCTTCGTTGTTCACAAACCAGTCAGCGAGTAATTGAGGCTTCAGGATTGTTGTAAATCGTAACATTGTTACGACTGTTTATTTATAATACCTTAACTTCCTAAAAGTGTCAAGGGTGTGCGGATATCCCATTGGTACCCGTTATAGAAGTATTCATCTACTTGATGAACTTCTTCATTATTATTACATATTTCAAGCATTTTGTCAACATCTACAAGATCAGGATGAACCCACCAATCCTCAAAAGAACTCCATGGAGTAGGAGCAACATCAGAAACGATTAGAAGATATCCCATCATCTTCAAATACTTTCTAGACCGTTCTCGATATGTTCGTGAGATGTCATTATAATAATCATGCTCATATGTAATAACACCAAACTTATATTCATCGAAAGGTATTGAAAGAAGAACCTCAAATGTAGTTCTAGATGGTTCACAATCCAATTGAAGATAATCAATCACATTACCATCAAAATGAGATTCCAATAATTTCTTATAATTCAATTCCGTAGCATCTCGACAGTACACATCATTCTTTCTGACTGAACTGTATTTTTTACAAAGATCAGAATTAATTTCTACAGATACACCATTCCAATTATATTGAGATTCTAAAAGATAAGTATTGTTTAAATGAATAGGATCTCCACCACCAATTTCCAAATATGTTCCATTTTGTTTACCATTATAAGTATACAAAACAAACATATCCTGAAGTACTTGAGAGTGATTTCTATCGATTTTTTCTATACCATCGAACTTCATCTTAAATTCTTCGTATCTCTCCCTTGTATAGGGTCTGAAAGCGTGGTTAGCAGGAGCAGAACCTAAATTCATCACCAAGGTCCTAATTTCCTTTTGATGATATTCATCCATATCTTCCCAGTATTCATCAATGAGTTCTTGAAGAATCTGACGTGTTTCTAAACCTCTACCCCACCAATATCCCGAAAGTGCTTTCTCGTATAAAAGTGCATACTTTCCAGGATACTCTTCATAAGAAATAATGGAATCTTTTGTATCGCAGAAAGTCAGAGCAAGATTAGCGTAAATATATGCTTGCTGCCACTCTTCTTTTTTTCGATAAAATTTTGAGAGTAAGTAATATGCTTCTGGTCTTTCTGGCAAAAAAGTTATTGCATTTTCTAATAAAATTTTTGACGATGCATCTCTAGATCCTTGTTTGTCATAACAAAAGAATCCACGAATCAAACAAATATATGATAATAACTTTTCATCCTTGTCGCATCTTTCTGCTGCCCTAAGAAAGAAGGTTAAAGCAGGTGCAGTATGATTTTGATTTTCATACCACAGAGCCAGTTCATAATTCTTTCTTGCATTTTCAGTATCCAATGCATATGCAGTTATCTCATCCATAGATAAACTCCTCCACAGCTTCTTCAGAAACTTTTAGAATATATGATGCATTGTCCTGAACACCGAAAGTGATCAAGAAATCATCATTATATCGATCCATTCCACAACAAAATTCAATCTCAGTATTTAAGAAAGATAAAACTGGAGAGATTGTTTCAATATTCCAGTGCTGATCCCACACGACAAATCTATGTCGGTACCTAGCATTCTTTCTTCCCGCTTCACTATTATATAAATCAACTTCATGAACAAGGCATACACGTTTTCCTTTCCAAGGAATAACTTGCGAACTCCCTCTTAGATCCTTATAACCAGGAATAAATTTACCACTAAAAATAGTGTCGCATGATTCTTTCTCTGGTCGTGCTTTAACAACCTCAGTAAGATTAGTCCATTTGACAAACTCAAACGGTTTATCCAAAACAGGCATCCAATTTTTTTCACAATAAGAACTATTGTCTCCAGGAGTAGGAATACGGAATCTAGATACTTCCTTTACAGAATTCCCATCCACTACAATTTCAGACAACTCCATTCTACCCGTGCCAATAGTATCCAAGTCTCTGCGAACTCCACTCAGATAAAGTTTATCATTCCAAGAAACCAATCTAGAATCTTCTAATCCAATGAAAGTCCAAAGGGGTTTTACATCAAGAGAAGATGTGTCTACCTTAGTGTAGGATAGTATGTTTAGATTAGAATCTAATGCACAAATTATATTAGTGGTTCTCAATGTCACATCATTCTCAGGATGAATGTATGACAATGGTCCCCACTTATGTTCAAATATACTCTTCTCAGCATGATAAAGAGTATAGTTTACGTTTCTAAGATTAACTACAATAGTATCTCCCAAGACTAAAACAGATGGATTAGTCAAAGAAGGTCCATTTGCATATTCAATGGGAATTAAAAGAGGGGCTATCTGCCCCCCTTTCTCCAAAGCATAATTAACAAAGTTCATCATTGTTGTTGTTCTTGTGCTTGTGCTTGTTGTGCCGCACTATTTTCAGTAATACGTCCTAAGTATGGATCATACTCCATTTGCTCTCTAATGTTCATAGACGCTCCAGCCTGTTGCCAGTATTGCATTTGAGCATTGAAATTTCCTCTGTGAAAAATATCAATGTGTTCAGGATGAATACTAGAACCAAGTTCAGTTCTATACAGTAAAAGAGGCATTGAAAAAGTATTTCCAGAATTGTAGATTAGGTCGTCTGCAACTGGTCTTGGTTTTACACCATTATCAAGTTTATACTTTTCTCCACGACAGTGAAGCCTTACAAGTTTTTCTGCATGATGTCTTGTAATCATGTAACAAGCAGTAGAGAAATCATTTACAAACCTCTTATGAAGTTTGACATGAATATCACCTGTACAAATAATTGCAATCTGGAACACATCCCAATCATATGGAATATTTGCATACATATCATTCCAAGAAAAATTCCAGTAATGAACTGTATCCAAAACACAATCATCTTCCATGATGATTGCATAAGGGCTATCTGAAGTTTCTAGGAAGTGCTTAAGTGCTTTCAGATGCGAAGTTGTGCATCCAATTTCTCCCGAAGAAATATTATCAGGATATCTTCCGTGAAGGATATCACTCAAATCATCATTTCTTCCATCGTAAGAAGAGATACGTTCATAGTTCTCCAATTCCCAATACTTAAATTGGGATTCCATGTATTCACGACGTTCTGGTTGTCCATCCAAATTGAGATAATAAATTGGTCCAATACCTTTCAATTTAAAAGCAGACTTATTCTTATCCAGTCTTGCAAATTGTTCAGAAATAGAAATTTGTTCTTGTTCTGGTGCTGGTGGTGCAGTTTCTACTACGCTCATAACTCGATACGAAATACTTCTTCTTGTGGTTCTTCAAAAGATACTTTCTTTTTATATTTCTTTTGATAGGATTGCATGATCTGACCTGTGGCTTGCATATTGTTTCTTCCAATATATACTTTCTTGCCAGAATCGAGCAAGTCAGTAGCAAGGCGTAATTGCTGACTCTCTGTTAAAATATCAGTTCCAGGTTTATATGCAATGTCTTCGATATAAAAAGGAAGTTTCTTTTTATTCTCTTCAATAAATTTTTTGCAAAGAAATTCTGCATGGTTATTATTGATTTCATCTGTAGTGAATCCTAATCCATGCTCAACTCCAAGTGCTTTAGCATATGCGGCAAATGCACGATTATCTCTGGGAAGACAAGGACCACCAAATCCATATCCATATTTCAGATACTTTTTACCCACTCTGCTATCAGATCCAATTGCATCTAAAACAGAATCGATTTCATCACCAAGTCCAGCAAGAGTTAGAGTTTCTCCAACCATATTTGCGTAACTAATTTTGGTAGTCAAGAAACAATTAGTTGCCAATTTAACAACTTCAGCTGCAGTTACACTCATGAAAGAGAACACTGGTTCCTTTTTCATAAACTGATAATACAATCGACAAATTGCATTCCTATGCTCAGTCTCAGGTCCACCAATAAGAACCATATCAGCATATCTCAAGTCTTTGACGATAGATCCTTGAGCAATAAATTCTGGATTGTAAAATACGTTTACACCGAGTTCTGACAGTTCATCCTGAATCTTTTGACAATCACCTGGATTAGTCGTGCATCCAATAACAAAAGATTTTCCAGAAACATCTCCAGCAACTTTAAAGTCTTCAACAACTTCCCAAACAGCACTCACATCATAATCTCCACTAGGTAAAGATGGAGTCGCCACAAGAGTAAAGATAATATCAGACTCTTGAATTACTCTAATATTATCAGTTGTTGCCTTAAATTTTGTGGACCTAGACAATAAATTTGCTACGTCTGGTTCATTAGTGACGATATTTTTTGTCGCTAGTTGGTCAACATAATCCTTACGGACATCAGAAACCAAAACAAAAGATCCAGCACTTTCACATAAAAGTGCCAAACAAATACCGAGTCTGCCAGCACCAATTATTCCAATTTTGTTCATAGCTTAAATGTAGGGATAGAGATCATTTTATGTTTATTTTGGGTGTTGAATTTTTGGTACTGTCTAATCGCATTCTTTTGATCATCCGTAAGAGTTATACCTTTCCATTGAGAAAGTTCTTCTGGATTTTTTTCGTAATCAAAGATTTCAGATTCCATCACCCATTCAAGCATTTCATAAGAAACACCAAGTTGAGTTTCATCTGTACGACTATCTTCCCACAGTCCATCTGTTGGAGAAGCATCAATAATACGTTGATCTACGCCAAGATGCCTTCCAAGTTCCCATACTTCAGTCTTATACAAGTCTGCGATAGGGGCGATATCAACACCGCCATCACCATATTTAGTATAGAATCCTACACCATAATCTTCAACTTTGTTTCCAGTACCAACAACAATACCTCCAACAGTTCCAGCAACCTGATACAAAGTCACCATGCGAAGGCGAGACTTTGTATTTGCATTAGCAAGATTGTTAGAAGTGTATGTGCCTTTTTCTCCACCTTGAGCATCAGTCCACCAATCAATAGCATGGTGAAGTGCTTCATATGTACTAGAGAGTTCAACGTTTAATTTGGTTACGTTGCTATAAGTTTTCTCCAAATACTCTGCATGAGCATTGGAAAGAGTGGTGTTATCCACCTTAGAATGCAATGGCATCGTAAGAACAAATGTCGGAAGTCCAGTCTCAGCACAGAGAGTGGAGACAACAGCAGAATCAATTCCACCAGAAACACCAATAACAAGTGCTCTTATCTTATTTTCTATAGCGTAATTTTGAATCCAAGTTACAATGCTGGTTTCTAATTCAGCATAGTTTTCAATTCTGTTCATAAAACTATCCAATCAGGGCAATAAAGGTCTTTAGTATCTTTGTCTGCATAAGCAGGACCGAACCAATTTTTTGGAGCGACTACTTTTTTATTTGGGTTTGTTTGAAGCCATGCTCCCCACCAACTCATACTACTATTAGCAATAATAGCATGAGAACATAATGACATCAAGCAAAGATCTGTGTATGGAGTATAAGATCCATCAGAATATTTGTCTGTAGGTTCTGATACAGAAAATCTATCGGCAGAGAAAAATTCTTGTTCCTTTACCCAATCTACTGAATCAGAAAAAACAATTACAGGTTGATCATCATCAAATTCAGCAAGAGCTTTTTCATAATATTCAATTGTCTGAGTTGGATGTTGATCAGAACATTGAGTATAACTCCATTTAAATCCGCGAGGATCTGTAAGGTTAGCATCTCCCCTACGAACATGAAGCATGATTGGTTCTTGACCTTCAAATGCTTCCATCATTTCTTTGCATGGTCCAAGATGTTCATCATGAAAAGTATATTCTTTTCGGATAATATCTTCAATGTGTTTGAAGTATTTTTCTGATTGAAAGAACCCATACAGAGACATTCCATCACAGCAATTATCCACATATTTTTGACTGTAATGAAAATGCTCCTCCTGATAGTATTTTGCATTTGGATAGATGCAAAGATTTTCTGGTTTTACATCTTCCATTTTAAATGCATAGTGGAGACTATAATTTTCAATTCCTTCTTGTTCATGTGGAGGAATTGACCAATCAAGTCCATGTTTAGCAGCAATGCCACGAAGGGCAGCATACTCAAACATCTGATTTCCCAATCTACCAAGATTACCGATGTGGTTGAATGATAATGTCATACTTTTTTAAATACTCCTGTCCCGAATAATATTCAATCAGTTCTTCTTTGTTCATCACCTTAATTTTTTCCCACTCTTGGGTATTGTTTGCCATATGGGGATTATTAAACCAGGAGTTTTCTCCTCTCGCGTGTTCTAAATGATAAACAGTATTGTTTACTCTTCCAACATTATAACCTAATGTTTGAAACCTGTAAAATCTTTCCAGATCTTCTGGAGCATAGGCTCGGAAATTTTCATTTTCCAATCCTCCATCTATATATGCTTTTCTTCTGAAGAACTGTGCCCATCCATAGTCAGATGTATGATCTTTTGAATTCTTATCAAGGACATTGAAATCAAATTCATCTAAAAACTCAGACACTACATTATCATCTGGGACAACTTGCTTTTGATACATTCCCTGACCATATGGATAAACCATATCGTACTTACCGTCAAGAATAGAATTATATGATTGCAAATAACTATCAATTGGGAGAATGACATCACAGTCATAATTTACAACAATTTCTGTTTCAGATTCCATCACCATTTCATTTAAAATCCTTTGTCTATGAAACAAAGGTTCAGTGGAATATTCAAAAAGATGTTTAATTGAGTTATAAGATTCTCCCAAATATTCTCTAATTTGCGGAGCTACAAAATTCTCATAAACAGAATTATCATCAACTTCTTTAATGATGATATTAGTATCAAAATTTTTTAAAAGAAATATTGTAGATGTAATTACGTTTCGCATTCTATCTTGAGACTCAATGCGAACAGGTATGATAAAAGTTGCTTTTGTTAAATCATGCTTCATCTGGATATTTCCAACTTGTATGATAATCTGGGTGCAAGTCTCTTAGAATATAATCTAGTTCTTGTCTATTAATCATCCAATTTCCTTTTGGATGTTCAATCGTAGCATTATAAACAATCCTACTGGAACTAGTTCTATTCTCATGCTCTCTTGTAGATGTCAATACATCTTCAATAATAAAAGGAAGGCCGTAAGCAATTCTCATTCTGTGATAAAGTTCAGTATCAACTAGAAGATTAATATCTTCATTCATATACATTTTACATTCATTCAGAACAGACATACCTGAAGGATTTCCAAGGAGATTTCTTCCTTCTAACATGCAGTCTTCCCATACTGGAGTTTTTTCTTTAAAGAATTCCTTACCATCTGTAGTGTGACAAAAACCATTGAAGGTCCACTTGCAATCGTTTTTATCGTAGGCATCAAAAATCTTTTGCAGTGCTTCATCGTCAACAAAAAGATCATCTTGATACTGAATTTTGCAAATAGTACCCTCCGCAAGTTCTAATGCACAATTAGTATTAGGTCCAAGGTTTCCTCTGCCATTAGGATTTTTGGCATATGTGATATCAAATTCATCAGAAACACTTTCGCAATAGTTCATAATTTCATCATCACGACTATGATCAGAAATTACAACATCAAAATTTTTGAATGTTTGTGTTCTAAGAGTGTCAAGTAACTCTGAAAGATATTTGACACCATCACCTTTGAATTCATATGTAGGAATACAGATAGAGATATCGCTCATACTTTTACCTCTCTTCCCACTGCCTCTGCTTCTTCTACAGTAGAAGGACAGTCATCAAAACTAACATCCAGATACTTCCAACGATCCACAAAAATATCTTTTGGATCTGCTCCATCGGGACCGAACCACATCGTAGGACCAACTACATTGTCATGTCCAGCTAACCATGCTCCCCACCATGAGAACGTGGAATTTGCCATGATGTTGCCAGTACACATAGACATAAGGCACATATCGGTAACATTGTCACCGCTCTCAGATACTAAGAATCTGTCAGAGTTAAAAAATGGTTGCTCAAGGCACCACTGAGGATCATCAGAAAAAACGAAAACCGGAAGATCATCGTCAAAGTGGCTGAGGGCTTCTTCATAATAGGAAATAGGAAGAACTGCGTGATAGGTTGGTTTAATCAGGTGATCAGTTCTACGCACATGAAGAGCGATTGCTTTACCATCTTTAGATGCTCCATCATACATTTCCTTGCAGAGGGAATAAACATCATCTCTCCAGGTAAAGTCTTCTCTGATCTCTTTCTCAATGTGCTTAAAATACTTTTCAGACTGAAAGTAACCATAAAGATTTATATTGTCTTTGCAGTTCTCAAACAGATCTTCATCAAAAGTAAAAGATCCTTCTTGAACATATGGCGCAGGGAACATTTCTACCTGCTCAACACCAGTCATTTTAAATGCCATGAAGAGTTTATGTTGATTCTCTTCATCGTCAAACATTTCATCTGCAGCAGGTCCGCCAGGAATACAGAACTTATATCCATGCTTAGCAGCAATACCTCTGGTAGCTGCGTACTGGAACATCTGATTGCCAAAGCGTCCGTTTTTTCCTAAGTGATTGTGTCCGATAGTCATAATTCAGTACCAGGGGGAAGATGATAATGGAAACCAAAAGGAGTAATTCCTTGTGTTTCTGGAATGGGTTTTTCGTGGCCAAACCTAGCCGCTACTTCGATTGGAGCAAATTTACATCCGAGTGCTTCATAGATATGACGATTATGAACGCAAATATTTCCATCTTCAGATGTACTCTTAGCATTCATGTGCTTGTAAAAATCGCCCCAATTCACATCGAAGTGAATGTATGCACGTTTGGGAACATCTAAAAGTTTTTTACTACGGAATGAAAATCCTCCATTGCCAACTCGATGTTGCTTACCCCAAGGATCGATGTATGCATCAGTGGCTTCATACCAAGGAGGACCAATGTAATCATAATTAAAGAACTCATCTTCCCATTTGTCTGGGTTGATTACGAATCCATCTGGTTGAACGAGCAAACAATACTCTGTATCAATATGATCGGAAAGATTATAGATGCAATAATAATTGTAGTCATGGATAGAAGTGATTTCATAACATTTAGAAAACTCAATTCCATCAGGAAGTTCTTCTGGTTTTTCATGGGTGATGAGTTTTACTGCTCCAAAATTAATTCCTTTCATACTATGTTGAAGGGCAAAAAGAGCACCTTCAACATTATCAGAAGAAATGCAAAAAAGAGTTACATTAGGAAGATCAATCTTTTGCATAATATTTCACTCCATTGACGAAATCATCCGCAGATTCAATATCTTTTTCGATTAGATCTTGATGATACAGTTCTGGATGTTGTTTAATATATTCTACAAATTCCATTCTGCATTGTTCTGGAGTAAACAAGTTTCCATTAAGATCCATGTACTGACTTACAAAACTGTAGATGCTGCATCCAAGACTCCACCATCCATCGGAAAGATTGTGATGGAACCAATACTTAGGAGCAATACAATACTCTAAGGTTTCGCTAGTCCAAAGAGGGAAACATGCAAAAGTAGAAGTTGATGCAATTACATACTTAGCATTCTTAATTGCACAGTAATCCCATGCCACATCTCTGTGATATGCAGGATATTCTGGAAGCATTTTATTGGCAGTTTCAACATCATCAGTAACGATGCAAAACTGCATATCTGGATTATATTCGACCATTCTTTTGATCGCATTATCCCAATATGACCTAGGAACAAATCCTCCAGCATTTCCAACCATATCACCACCACGGAAATTCATAACACAAATGTTATCTCCGTATGTATCTTTATGATCATACTCTTCTTTAACTTTCAACCACTCTTTTACCTTATCAAGATTTCCGCAGAAATAATCTTCAGATTGAAAGTTTCCGTCAATCTTAGTATTATCTTCAAGATTGAACATACCTTTATCTGTCAATCTGATATCAGTATGCAAAATTTTATCTGTGGGAAGTCCATGACGATATTCAAAATAATGTTGTTCAATACCCTCAGGAAGTTTGGTAGGAGGACCACCTGGAGGACTTTCACCTCCCTCTGGATTCAGACCGAGATCCAAATCCATGAAATACAATCCATCTTTATTATGCCTAGGATCTCCTAGATTTTCTCTTCCAATAATACCATAATCATATCCATGATATTCTGCCAGCATTCGTGTAGTAACGTATGCGAAGAGTTGATTACCTAATCCTTGCCCGTGATATAGTTCAGTTAATAGCATTTTCAAAAAGAGTAATAGTTTTGTCGATGTATGCAATCATTTCCTCTGTGATTGTTGGAGAACAACCAAGGAAGAAAACTTTTTTTAATGTCTGATTTGCTTTTGGATATTTAGTTGCGTCGTCAAGGTGCGAATATCCAGGATGGAGAAGAATGTTTCCAGCAAAATAATTTCTAGTTTGGACTTTATTCTTTTCCAAATGTGCAACTAATTTTGCCTTTAGTGTTACGTCATCACAGACAATAGGAACACCAAACCAACTAGTCTCTGCTTCTGGTCTTTCATTGACGACCCTGACTCCAGGAATTCTTTCAACAATTTTTTGAATTGCTTCTTTGTTCCTACGTCTCTTATCATGAATCTCCTCAAACTTTAAGAGTTGAACAGATCCAACAGCACCTTGCATATCAAGTGGTTTGAGATTGTATCCCATATTGGAGAACACGTATTTGTGATCAACAACATCTTCATAACTATCCAACCAAGTGTCAAATCTTTTACCACAGACTCCATTGGACAAAAGATTTTGTTGTCCGACACAATAACATCCTCTACCCCACCATGCAAAACTTCTTGCAAGATCTATGATTTCTTTAACATTGGAAGATACCATACCACCTTCAATGGTACAGATATGATGAGCAGGATAGAAAGAGCATGATGCAGCGATAGCATGTTTAGTAAGATATTCTCCCTTCCACTTACTACCCAAACTGTCGCAGTTATCCGCAATCAGTTGGATATTATTAGTTTTGCAAAGGTCTACAATCTGATCAATGTCATACGGATTTCCAAGAACAGGAGAGGAAAAAATTGCTCTAGTCCGTTCATTAATTTTTGCCTCAACTTCCTTGAGATTCCAGTTAAGATCTTGCCAATCAATATCAACAAAAACGGGTTTTAGACCACACTGAACAATTGGAGCAACAGTGGTAGCAAAACCACAAGAACAGACAATAATCTCATCTCCATCTTTCCACCCAAAATATTTCTTAAGAGCAGCAATCATGACTAGATTTGCAGAAGATCCAGAATTGACCATGACAGAATGCTTGAAATCAAACTTCTTTGAAAACTCATGTTCAAACTTATTAACCTTTTCTCCAGAAGAAAGCCACTTACCCTTCATTACAGAATGAATAAGTTCTCTTGCCTCTAAATCATCCCAATAAGGACCAGAGTAATAAACATTATTCCCTTCTTTCCAATTCTTATTTGCCATAAAGGGAAAGATGTCATCATCCATTTCCTTTGCTGACTCAAGAAAAGTGTCAATTAATTGGTACATAACTCCTCAATGATCTGTTGTATAGATATTTGCTGCTCAAAACCAAGATTATTTAATTTAGTGGTATCAAGCCACATGTCTTTAGTTTGACAGATCTGATGGAAGCGTGGAGCTTCTCTAGATCCTATACTTGATTTTGAATTTAGATATTGTTTTGCAACACTTATTATATCACCAATCCTAGTTGGTTGTCCACTGCCAATATTGTAAATCTCATTGAGATTTCCTTTATCCATCACCAATCTAATTGCTCTGCAAACATCTTTGACGTGCATAACATCTCTGATTGGAGTTCCTGCATCATAAACATCAATATCCTCATCCCTTTTCATTTTATCAATCAAAAAGGATAAGGCATTTTTCTTGGCAGATGATTTGCTATCTCCTCTTCCCATAACATTACAAAGTCTCATAATTCTATAATCAACTTCGTATGTTCTGCAGAAAGAAATCAATAAGTCTTCCGCACATTTTTTTGTGATGGAATAGAATCCTTTAGGATGACATTCATAGGATTCTTTTGCAGGTAGTCTACTATCACCATAAACGAACCAACTACTAATAAAATTAAAAATAATAGAATCTTTTCTACAGTAATCGAGTACTTCACACAATACTCTGAGATTGGTTTCAACATCTAAAGTAATGTCTGTGTGAATATTATAATTGTCTATAGTCGAAATAAGATACAAGATATTGTCGGTAGCTGGTTTTCTTTGATTTCTATGCATGATGAGAGTATCTTCATACATGTTACAAAAAGTACCACCAACAAATCCAGTGCCACCATAAACTGTTATCATTCTACCAATTCCTTCATAGTATCTGCGACAGGGAAATTACAATTCCAAATTGTATACATTGCACGTTCAATCATTTGTCCTTCACCAGATACTCTAGAATGAGAAGTAAATGTATACAAGTTCTCATAAAAAATCTTATCATATCTTAAAATTTGATATTTTGGAACGATAAAATTTCCTCCGGGAGGGAACCTAATGTATTTTGGATGAACAGGATTTACAAAGCAAAAAGATAAAAACTCATTATAAGTTTTGAAATACTTAGTTGGATGTTTCTCATGATTAAGATACCAACTAGTATTTGCTTCCATCCATCCACCTTCACATGAAATCATAGCATATCCATCTTGAAGTGCTTTTTGATTCAGATCATGATGTTCCCAATCTTCAATACAAGTGAAATGTTTATTGTCAATCAACCTATCAAATGCTTCTTTACTCACATGGCGATTGACTGTATTTGCTTTAATAAAGACTACTGTTTCTGGAAGATTATCATAATTATCTACGATGTATCTCATATAATCTGCCATATTATATCCATTTAAATTTCCATTAACAATGTTAAATTCGGGATATTTTTCTTTTAGATTAGATGGAGGGAGCATTTCTGTTTCATCATTATCCGCTGGTCCTCCATCCCAACATTTATCATAAATTACATGTGGATAATCTGAATATGATTTTAACCAATCTAGATCGTTATTATATGCAGAAATACATAAAAAGTTCATTTTGCCAGTGCCTCCTCTATTACAGATTGGAACATCACATCTAAATTCAATTTAGATTTTCTAATGCTATTCCCCCAAGATTTTTCCCATAGATGTTCATTTTCTTCTAATAGTTCTTTAGTAACTTCGGAAAAATCATTAACAAATAAAGCAGGATAATCCATCCACTCAAACAAAGATCTCATATATGGATGATCAATAAGAACTGGAACTCTATTCATATATGCAACTTCCCAGTTTCTATGGCAGTCAATTGCGTTTCCTTTTGGACAAAGAACAAATTTAGCATTACCAATACCTTCAAGATATTGATGATAAACTTGTCTTTCAATCGCTACATCTGCCCATTCTTTATCTACAAATAAATCAGAAACTCCATTTCTTTCTTCATTAGAATCTTGCATATAAGAAACATATAAAAGATTTTCGGGATGATCTGGCCATTCTTCTGTATACTTTTTTAAGATAGTTGTTCTCAAATCAGTTTCATACATTTTTCTCTGAAGTCCATATGGAGATGGAATAACTTTTCCTCCATGTGCAATAGCGTTTACTGCAGATACAGCAAGAACGTTATCTGGAATGGCATCAAAAATATATTCATCTGTAGGAGTATCTTCCAGATTAGTAAAAACGATGAATTTCATCATCGGATAATTCTCTAAAAGTTCAAAGAGAGTTCCCATTTCCATAAGATAGTTGACAAAATCTTTGTCATCTTCTTTGACAGATTCTATATCTCTTTTATACAGTCTTATATTATCAATAAAGACTGTCATATAATCTCTTTCTTTTGCAACTTCAAAAACTTTAGATGCAAATTCAGTATTAACGAGACTACATAAAATCATTTCCCAACCAGGACAATTTCCCCATTGCCCAGATTGATCCCCAAAGGAATAGTCACATTTTTTTGCTAAAAGTTCTCCGTCAATTACTTCCATGGCTTAATATAATCTGAGTATTTTTCTTGATTTTGTTGAATGTATTCTGGATAAGATTCATCAACAGGAACAGTTTGAATGTTAATTGCTCGACCAAAAGGATCAATTCCTTTTTCAATCTTTTCTTCTGCGGTTTCTCTTACTTGCTGAGTGTTGTTTTCAGTATGTTCGTAAGACTCAATCTTAAGTCTAAAGTTGTCTGCATTTCCAAAGAAACTAAAATGCCATCCAGCTTGTTCAATCTTATATGATTTCTGATGTTGTTGACGAAGGAAGTCAACTGTAGTTCCTTTTAGGGTCTTTAAACTAGAAATTCTAGAACCCATCCAATCCTCTTCGTAAAGGTAGTTCAGCTTGTAGTAGAATGCCCTCTGAAGGCATGTGTAGTGATTGTCGGGGTCAAACCAGTCCAAATCTTCTAATAGATATGGGTTGACGATTTCATCAGCATCACTAGTGATAATGAAATCATTATCTTGAGCACCTGCATCAAGAATTCCGTACATGCTACATTCACGATTGTAGATTGCTCTTTGGAATCTAATTGGAAGTTGAATGTAAGGAGTTCCATAAGGATCGGGATCCTTGTATGCTGTATGATATGGTTTCTTTTCTAAGTATTCCGAAAAATCATTTGGAATAGTTTCTGTGATATTATAATGAATTTTATTTGCCCACTTTGCAAATCTATCTCTGTTAGATTCAAAATATAGAGGTTTTTCATTGCCACTAACAGTGAAAGGAGACTCAGTGATAACAAAAGTATCAACAACATCCCCAAGGATGTTTAGTCTCATTTCAAGCAAATCTAGTTCATTAAAGAAGATAAACGAATCAAATACTTTCATTTCCAGTACTCATAAATGTCTTTTGTGATTTCATAATCCATATGCTTCACTTTTCTATTTGGTTGCTTCATTGCCCAAACAAACATGCTTTCAACTAACTCATCAAGATGAGTTCCATCTCTAAAGTTCAACATTGTTTTTGCCTTTGTGTGATCGCAGTAGGCATGTTTTACTTCGTGTCTTGGTTCCCCATGTTCAATCGGAACTTCGTATCCATATTTCTTACCAATACGTTGAACTGTTTCTGCAACAGAATTTAAAGTAAAGTGTTTATCAGCGCCAATATTAAATATCTCCCCATCAAAATCAGTTAAGAGTTTATCAAAGGGTTCCATATAATATTTGATATCCGAAAATGCACGAGTCTGTTCACCATCTCCATACACAAGAATAGGTTGCCCATTCAAAGTCTTACGGATAAAGATGCCAATTACGTTGCGATATTTGTCCCAGATATTTTGATAGATGCCTAATACGTTATGGGGACGAACAATATTGTACCTAAGACCAAATTGCTCATGTGCGAGTTTAAGATCGCACTCTACAGCATATTTAGCGATACCATATGGATCAATTGGTTGTGGACGTTTATCCTCAGTGAAAGGTGGTTCCTGTTCACCGTATACTGCCATACTTGATGTAAAAATAAATTTAGTATTATGCTTAACGCATTCATTAATCAAGTTCGCAGAACAAATAAGATTGTTGCGGTAGTTGAAATTACGAATGAAAGGAGATAGACCTTCAGCAGCATATGCAGCAAAATGTAAGAGGACTTCTGGTTTGTGTTCTTCAAACAATTCTACTACCTTTTTTCTCCTTTCAAGATCGAACTTAGCAAAAGTAAACTTCTCTCCCTTTGGAAGAAAGGCTTTGTATCCACCAGAAAGATCATCAATACCAACAACTTCATGACCATCGGCAAGTAAGTGTCTTGTATAATTAGCGCCAAGAAGACCAGCGCATCCAGTTACAAAAATTTTCATCTGTATTCTAAAATAAACTTACGTTGTTCTTCTGTGTTTGCCCAACTACATGGATAGACTGGGATATATTCTTCAAGATGCATCGTATGAACTGAAACGTCAGTATCATATAGCATAGAATAATTTAAATGTTCTGTCAAAAGCAAGTCAGTAGTATATAAACTTCTTATATTGATTGAACATAAAGCAGCAGCCATAGCAAATGTTCCTACTCCCGATAATGCAACATTCTTCGCACTCATTAATGTAGCAAAGTCATCTTCAACCGTGGAAGATTGAATTTGAACCTTATCAATCTTCTTCAGTTCATGAACGATTGGATTCTCTTCATCTGGTTCGGTAATAAGAATGCACTTATCAAAACTATCGATTAAATTCAAATAGTAAATAAGAGGATTTGGAACATAGTTTGTGGGAGGATCAAATACTTTATGATAATTATCCCCACTCCTCAGGTGCATTACAATTGTATCATCTCCAATAATATCCTTTTGAGGAAGTTTTAATTTTGGACGAACATATTCTCTACAAATTTCTCTCATGCGAGAGTAAACATATTGAGGACTCACTCCAATTTCATTGCCACCTTCTTTAATTCCTTTCTCACAGTGAACCATTTGTTCCCATGCATAAAAACGTCCAGCAAAGTTGTTTTCATTTGGACCAAATGCATAATAAAATTTATCAATAATCGGATGATCAAGAACTTGTTCCATTACTCCATTAGTGGACTTAGAAACCATTATGCAATTTGCTACTTGTTGAATATTATTTCCTAAGCGACCACTCCAATGGGATATCTGATAAGACATTAAACAAATTCCTCACTCATGTGGTAGAAAACTTTAGCGATTCCATCTTGAATAGATGTTTTAGGTGTCCACAATTTTGTAATATACTTATCGGCTTCGTTTCTTTTATCTTTTTGAACTTCGTCTTTTGATTCTGCGGGAGAAAGAGTTACTTCTTTACCAATACTAGAGAAAAGAGTTTGAATAATCTTTCCAATCTCAAGAATACTAGTCTGTTCAAAAGAGGTAATATGAATATTATCTTCCGAATTGAGTTCGCTGTAATTTAACATTACTGACTCAAGTGCTTCGCAACAATCTTCCGCATAAAGAAACTCACGTTGTTCAGTTCCATCAGTCAGCATGGAGATATCACTTGTCTCAAATCCTTTCTTAATGAAATCAGTAATGACATGTGCTTTGTCCATATCCTTCTCAATGCCATAGACATTCCAGAAATGAACGATAAGACCTTCAAGAGACTTAGTATAAAGTTCACCAACTCGCTTGAGAACACCATAAGGAGAGTAACTCATGTTACTCATCTGAGATGATGCAAAAACGAATGGTTTATTATATTCCGCAAGATAACCAAACACGTTTGCCATCATTCTGGCATTATTATTAATGAAATCAAATGTGTGCTGATACTTTTGCAGATAGCGAGAACCGCCAACATCAAAAGCAAGGAAGAACACAAAATCAGCAGTGCGGACATCATGCATTAATTTTCTGTTAGGAATAATCCTAAGGTCTTCTTCTTGACCATTTTCAATATCAAATTCAGTAACTTCGTGTCCTTTTTTACGAAGATATTCTGTCAGGTAAGCACCTACCTGACCTCCAGAACCAAGAACTAATACATTCATTTTTGATCAATCTGCTGGCAAATCCAGGTATAAGTTTTACGAATTCCCTCTTCAAGGGTTTGAGAATAATCCCAACCAAGTTTTTCACGGATGAGATCATTGTTTGAGTTGCGACCACGAACTCCAAGAGGACCATCAATGTGAATCTTTTGAACTTCTTTGTTAGCAACACGGGCAGCAGTTTCCACTAGTTCATTGATGGTAACCATTTCCTCAGAACCAATGTTAACAGGACCCATAAAGTCGCTGTCCATCAATCGGCGCGTTGCTTCGATGCACTCATCAATGTACAGGAAGGAACGAGTTTGTAGTCCATCTCCCCACACCTCGATTGCTCCCCCTTGCTCTGGGAGGTAAGCGACTTTGCGGCAGATTGCAGCTGGAGCTTTCTCTCTTCCTCCATCCCAGGTTCCCTCAGGACCAAAGATATTGTGATACCTAGCAACACGGACAGGGATGCCATAGTTGCGATTATAAGCAAAATAGAGTCTTTCCGAGAAAAGTTTTTCCCATCCATATTCGCTATCAGGATTAGCGGGGTATGCAGATGATTCACGGCAGTCAGGATTGTCGGGGTCAAGTTGATTATGTTCTGGATACATGCAAGCAGAACCAGAATAAAAGATTTTAGTTTGATTTACATCATGACTTTCATTTAATTTGTGTTGTTCATCAAGAACATTTAAATTAATAGACACGGAGTTATGCATGATGTCTGCATCGTTCTCGCCACTAAAGACGAAACCTGCACCGCCCATATCGGCAGCAAACTGATAGATTTCATCAAAAGGTTGTACAAACTTTTCCGCAATCTGTTGATAGAAATTGCCAAGATATCCAGTAAACCGAATGCAACGAGAAACAAACCTTACATCACGAAGATCTCCACGAATAAATTCGTTTGCCTCACTAATACCATATTCGGGATATTTAAGGTCCACTCCACGCACCCAGTATCCTTCGGCACGGAGTCTTTTTACCATGTGACTTCCAATGAATCCACCAGCACCAAGTACAAGTGCTGTTTTCGTATATTCACTCATAGAACAATTTGTTTTTCAGTAATAGTATATAGTATAGCAAAAGGGGACGGTTTTTACAACCATCCCCTCTTAAAATTAGAAACTCATTTTTCTTTGAAGTCTTACAATAAGATCTTCTACTTTTGCTTCTAGTGCAGCGATTCTATCAGAATCTCCACCACCTTTTTCATTTGCTTTTTCTTCCAATGCCTTAATCCTTGATTCGACTTCGGAATTGTTTTGCAGAGGAGGTGTTTCTTCTATACTGGAAACAGATTTAGTTGATTTTGCTTGTGTTGCCATTTTTTTATTTTTTCAACATCAATGATATTTAGTTTTAAGGGGTCTTATGACTCCACCAGTTCTGTTATAGTCCGTCCGTGACTAAGAGAGAAGTTTGATTTGCTCCTCAATTTGACGACTAACAGCTTCAGGAGTATATGCTCCAGTTGCTTGTTTGCGTCGTTCCATCTCTTCTTCAATCTTTTGAGTGATAGAAGCATGGCGGCGGATTTCTCCACCCATAGACATATTCTTTTTTGTTAGTTGCATACAGAACTGAAGTTGCATCAGTTCCATGTCATCAAATTCCATTTTCATAATAAAAATAAAAGGGGGGGTATCCCGACCAGGGCAGGTTTAGAGTCACTCCGAGACTACATCATCTTTGACATAAGCAGGAACGTTATCTGGATCCAACCAACAAGTATAATCGTGATCTTCCATAGCAGTGATAAGTTGCATTTCATTATCGCAAAGATACATGTCGCGATAATGTCCAGTATAAGAATCTACTTTCTGAATACGGCAATCTGGTTTTCCATTGATTTCTAATGTACCAACCTGTACATATCGATAAGGAAACCGTTCAAGAAGAACGGTGGGTTTTTTAGTGACTTTCATCAAGCAACCTCTACGGATTCAAGATCTTGAGAGAGATAATCAATCAGAATCTCATAATCATCCAGAGGATCGCCAGAAAAAACTACGCCTTCACCTTCGTAATACCTGCGAACTTTTTTGTAAAGTTTCGGATTCTTCACATCGAGATAAAAATCTCCGTTTGCTGCAGCCCGAAGGGTTTGAATGTCTTTCTTGAATTTGCTAGTCAGTGTCATTGTCTTGAATGTTGACCTTAGTATTATAAGGGTTTGACTCCAAAGAGTCAAGTGCTCCTTGCGTGGATCGAACACGCCTCAGGCGAATTATGAGTTCGCTGCATTCACCAGATTGCTAAAGGAGCAAATGCTAATATAGGACTTACTAGGCACCGTCTGGTGATGCCTATATTAGCAATAGGACTGCGGGGAATTGAACCCCGTTCACACCGTTATAAGCAGTGGGCCTTAACCAATAGGCGACAGTCCCTCAAGTTGCTTCATCGTGATCTGTATACAAGCGTATGAGTTCATCATCCGCTGGTACCATTACTGCTTTATTTCCACTCTCGTTTTCTATACCTATTGTTTCTCCATTTTCTACTCTTGTGATAAGCGAATCCCAGTGTTCTTGCCAGTACTCCACAGAATAAAAATCCATAGTTGATAGTATGTATATGAGTCGGGGCGATAGGATTCGAACCTACGACTTCTGCTTCCCAAAAGCAGCGCTCTACCAAGCTGAGCTACGCCCCGTTTTTGTTTACCTGAATATTATAGCACTATGGATTATTGGGGTCAAGTCCCAACTCGATCAAATAATCAGTCCACCATTGAGGATCCTTTGTCACCTTCCATTGAGGAACCTCCATACCTTTCTCAGAGTAGTATTCAAACAAAGCATCATCGATAGTCTGTGCGATCTCCATATTCCTCTTCCTCTTCATCAACGTCCTCATATGGGTTTGCCACATAAGGTCCGTGTGGTTTGAGTGATTCTTCTCTGACATACTCTTGTTCAGAATTTACTGCCGCAATCCAAACGGACAACTTCATTACTATGTAGATAATAGCAAGAGGTAAAAAACATCCAATCAGAATTAGTGTTTTCATTAGTCTTCAGGATAATCTTCTTCGAGTTGAGTTAATCTCTGTACCCAGGTGACGCCACCTTCCATACCTACGCATGGATTGATACAAGTGTCATCACCAAGCTTATTACACACCAATCCAGCAAGATCCAACTCATTGCCTTTCTTCCCTGTTCCAGACCAGTAGTGCTGACCATTAATCCACACAGCACCACATTTAGGGCATTCCTTTCTTTCAATGGAAAGATCGGACAGCTCTTTATTAGTCATTGTTGTACTCCTTAAGGAACTTTTGAAAATCGGTAGTATCCTTAACGAGTTGCCTCTTAAGTCTCCACCCCATCCATTTCATTTGAACTCTTATACCAAGGTAGCGGATCTGAAGATCTATGAAGTTTACCAATCTCATAGTTTCATCATACCCTACATATGCGACTAATGCTAGAATTGTCAGCATTAGAAGATAAAAGAGAGTCATTTTATGTCTCCATATATCTTTATATAGAGATTCAATAATTTCTTAATGTTGTAACATAATGATACAATAAACGGAAGAGGTGAGATTCGAACTCACGGATGCTTGCACATCGACGGTTTTCAAGACCGTTGCCATAAACCACTCGACCACTCTTCCTTAACGAACTTCAAAGTCCAGTCTACGAACCTTACGTCTTCGTCTCTGTTCCTGATAAAGAAGTTCTTCTGTAGAGAAATGACTATCAATCTTTTCCTCTCTGTCATATGTTACCATGACAACCTTGTCTAAGTCAATAGCACCAATCTTATTATCTGCAAGTCTCATTTGATTGGGGCATCCACAATACTGAACTTTATTGCTACTTGTCAGTTCTGTGTTGCAATTTTTACATCTTACGATAATCATTTTTCTACATTTTGAAATCTTGTTATGGAATATTTATGCCCTTCCATAATCATCAGATAATCTGACGATATCTTCTTCGTTACATATTCCTCTTTGAACTTCTATGAAAACCAATCCTTCAGGACCAGCAGAAGCACGATGTACATGTTTTGGTGGTATATGGAACTTATCCCCTACAATACAATTTTTTTCATTTTTATCTACAGTAACAACACCTTTTCCTTCAACAATCATCCACTCTTCCCACCTGTTATTGTGATACTGAAGAGAAAATTGCTGATGTGGATTTAAAATAATTCTTTTTACTTTATAGGTGTCTTCTTCCAAGAGAATTTCATACGTTCCCCAAGGTCTTTCGTATAACATAAGAAGAATAACTCATCTTTCTATTTAGTATGGGCGATGAGGGATTCGAACCCCCGACCCTCTCCGTGTAAAGGAGGTGCGCTACCACTGCGCTAATCGCCCTAGGCTCCACAACCTGGATTCGAACCAGGGACCAAGTGATTAACAGTCACCGACTCTACCGCTGAGCTATTGTGGATTACAGGGGTTTAACACCCTGTTCCTTGCAAAGTTTAAAGTAGAGTTTATAATACCTCTGCTTCATCTCATCAAGGATTTTATTGTCCTCTTCAAAACCTAATCTCTTGGTGTGGGTGTAACACCCCTCAAGTTCTCCAATTAGTATTAAAACTTTTATCGGATTGATTGGGTCCATAACGAAAGAAGGACAAGAGCGGAGTATCGGAATCGAACCGACGACATCTAACTTGGAAGGATAGCGTTCTACCGCTGAACTAACTCCGCAGTTGGAAAGATCAGTTGATCTCTCCAAAGCCACAAGTCGGACTTGAACCGACGACCTACGGTTTACAAAACCGTTGCTCTATCCAGCTGAGCTATGGTGGCAAGGCGACTCAGGTTGGGGTCGAACCAACGACCGACTGCTTAGAAGGCAGTTGCTCTATCCACTGAGCTACTGAGTCATGAGACAATCATACTAGATGTAGTGTTGATTGTCAAGTGGGCAGAGTTGGATTTGAACCAACGTAGGCAGAGCCAGCGGATTTACAGTCCGCCTCCTTTAACCACTCGGACATCTACCCAATGAAAGGATTAACTCCTTTCAAGATAATCATCATACTCTTGTTTAGAGATTTCGTCAATGCTTACAATTTCAAGATCGTTTGATTCTGGTTCAATCCATTCCGCAAATTCTTCATAAATTGCATATGCATCATTAATATATCGATCATCGTAAAGTCTTCCATCAAGTTTTTCATGAATGGTGTCAATTTTATCAATTGCCCACCCACGAACATGAGCAACAATGTCTTCAGTCTCCATAATCATAGTAGTCCTTTCTGAAGTATCTTGAGAGGATGTTGCTATTATAGTATCTTGGAGTTCCGTCGTCAAGGGACTCGGTGAGGACATTATTGGTGAAGAGTTGTCTTGTTTCTTCGTAGTTTGTTTTGCCAGCTGTTTTATGTAGAGACAAGATAGTTCGACTAAAATTTTGTCTCCCCACTCGTTCAATTTCTTCTTTAAGTTCTGGACAAGACCCATAATACTTTTTCCAATCAGATTCCTTTTTTACTCTGCGTTTTTTTCCTGGCGGTTTTCGATGACTCCAAAAATACTTTCGCCCAATGTACGCTCGTCCGTTGGTGAGATTGGTAATGAGATAAACAAAACCATAGTTGTCCCCAATATCATCACTGGTAAAAGCACTCTCATTGTACATCCAGGGATTTTCATAATCAATATCTATACTCATCAATCATATCAAGAACCTTGTTCAGATATTTATCAGCAAGATGAGAGATGCCCTGAGACCATCCTTCTTGATGTAATTCGTT